AAGTTGTTCGCTGACCGAGAACGGTCCGTCATGGCAATCATGGCAAGCTTGCGTAGAATCCCTGCTGCCCTTTCGCCCTTTGGTTATTGGCGGGAAGGTAAGGCTAGGTGGGCATCCTTGTCCCCTCTGAAACGCAATCTCACTTGGCTTGTCACTCTCTTGGCGTGTTGTACGTTTGGGATGCAGGGGTTTGTTGTCCCCTGTGTTGTGGTTTATTTTGTGGCGTCTGTTGGACTAGATGCAGAAACCATCAAGTGGTTTGAGCGCGTTAGAAACACCTATGATAAGGAGCTCAAATCTGATGAACCTGATCTTAACAAGGAAGTCCCGATAGTCATTTGTAAGTCCACAGCAGTGAAATTCGCTTTGTTGGCGCAATCTAAAGTGGGGTGTCTCGATGCAACAAATGCTAATCGTCTGGTGTACGAGACTACCCTGCTACACATTTTTGATGAATACCATGTTCGTCATAATGTGCGAATGACACTACTGGGTGAAGCATTGGTTGCTTGCTTCATCCGTCCTGAAGCCTACGACAGAGCACGAAAGGTGATTGAGGTTCTGGGGGAGGGCGTATCCCCCATTTCCAATAGATAGGGGTGCCGGGCGGATCTCCACGGTGTGGACACGCGCCCAGTGGCCATACCAGAGGGTGTGGAGATGACCGTTACCGGTAACCCCTCGACCATGATACGTAAACGTATGGGAGGCGTTTACGGACCTATCCTTTCCGACAAGAGGTATCTCATTCATAATGGGTCCCTGGCTAATGTGACTAGGGGCCTTGTTGAACGAGTATTTCGTGTTCGGGACAGTTCTGGACAATTTGTACCTCCCCCTGTGCCTAGTGAGAAGCACTATCGTAGAATGCTCCTTCCTGAGATGATGGCGCTCGTGAGTCATCCAAAATTAAGACCCATGACTACCGAATCAGTTTTGAATCTGTGGCATGGCTCTAAATTGGCTGTCTACACACGAGCGTTTGAATCCTTGAAGGTTAGTGGTTTGACCCGGAGGGATGCATTCTTGAAGACGTTTGTGAAATGTGAGAAGATTGATGCCAGCAAAGACGATCCAGCTCCTAGGGTTATACAGCCCCGGAGCCCTCGTTATAACTTGGAACTTGCTGCGTATCTTAAGCCTCATGAGAAGGAGTTTTATCGGAGAATAGACAAAATGTACGACACAGATGGCCTTGGCGACAAAACTATATTCAAGGGCATGGATGCCAGTCAAGTGGCTGAGCAGCTCATCCTCAAGTCCAGTAGATTTAATGATCCTGTTTATATTGGACTTGATGCCAGCCGCTTTGACCAACACGTATCAGATGTTGCTCTTCGTTGGGAGCACGATGTGTACTTGAGTAGCTTTGTTTATGGTTTAGCTCATTTGCGTAAACTGTTGAGGTGGCAGATATACAATGAGGGGCGTGCCATGCTGAAAGACGGGAAGATCAAATATCGTGTGGTAGGGCGCCGGATGTCTGGGGATATGAATACCTCTTTGGGTAATTGTATCCTCATGTCATCTATGGTGCACTCCTACCTGAGGCAGAAGAACCTAAAGAAGTTTGCACTCGCGAACAATGGAGACGATTGTGTCGTGATCATTGAGCGCAAACATTTAGGTGCTATTAAAGATTTGTCATCCTGGTTCCTTCGCATGGGATTCAATATGAAGGTAGAGGAACCAGTCTTTGATTTGAGACAGGTTACCTTTTGCCAGGTTAACGTCCTTACCAGCCCAGGTTATAACATTTGTGTTCGAAATCCTCGCATAGCTTTGTCTAAAGATCTCCATTCTTGTTTCCCTTTCACGCACGACCATCAGTATCGTGAGTGGTTAATTGCCTGTGGTACCTGTGGACTTAACTCCCACAAGGGTGTTCCTATTTTGGAATCATTTTATAAAAGCTTTCCTCAGGGAGCAATATCTGATTCAGGAATACGAGAAAGACTGGCACACCGCTACGAATACTCAATAGTTGGTGGGAGCAAGGATATGGAGATTAGTGATGAGATTAGGCATAGCATGTGGGTTGCGTTTGGCTATACTCCTGACTCTCAGATTGCCCTGGAACGTTTGCTAAGTGAGATTAAATTTGGTGACCGCCGTGGCGTGGTCGGAGGTACCCCTTATGCCAAATTGCTCCAGGGAATAAGTCTGACAAGCTTATCTACTCCTACTCTCTCAAATGGCTCGCAAATCCAACAAACGCTCTAATGGTCGGCGAAAAGTTAATCCAATGTTGAGGAGGGTTGCAGGACCCCCTAGACCTAGATTGAGTTTTGACGGCTCCAACGTATCAGCTGTGCTATACGACAATCAAAAGGCGACAGCTGCCAACAACTCTGCAACGTTTTACACCGTGGATTGTTCATCCACTACTGGGTGTAATAGAACTGTGACGGCCATTACTGGCCTGTATTCCGAGTATCGTTATAATAGTCTCTCTGTAGATTGGGTGCCAGGCCAGGGACCTGCAAATACTGAAGCCGCATCTCGGATCTACTTTGCCTATCTTGAAGGACCGGAACGCATGGCCACCTATGCCGCTGCTGCTGACGCGGTTAGGACTATCATAGTCAAAGGCATACGTAATGTTAAGTCCTGCAATGCCTGGGAACGCTTCACATATAACGTCCCACTCACGTGGCGTCGTAAAGTGTTTGACGTAAACACCACTGCAGGTGTTAGTGCCGATGAACTAGAAAGGTCGACACAAGGTATGTTGGTAGTTGCATTTGACTCAGTTTCTGCCGTAACTACAGCTGGTTTGCTTGGGCAGCTTAAGATTACATCTAGCACTCGGGTAAACAACCTTTCCTTACAAGGGCCGACATGAAGACAAACCACAGCAGGTGTGCATGGCCATCTGGAAGTCCCTGGGCCGTCAACCCAGGATAAACAAGGTGATATTAGTAGGACGTTGTCCATATTGGTGGGTATCGTTGATGCCCAAACCAAGTGGATTAAAACGATTCAAGAGCAGGTGGATGCCTTGCTCAAGAATAACGTGACGCCGCCAAAGTACCCTTGGGCTTTCAGATTAGTGCACCCTGAAGACCGGGAGCTCAGTCCTAAGTGGCGTTAGGATTGGGGGGCCTTGCCGGTTTACCCTCTTGAATTCCCTGGTTTGGCGCCTCGGGGTGCCGTGCGGAAGGTCGGTCCGCGACCCGACCAGACCCGCAGCGCTTGCACGGATGAACCAGGTGAGCCGGCCAGCTGGCCTGGGGATCAAAGCTGGG